TCCAGTGTTTAACCGCAGAAGCCTCATAATTAGGCGCATTGTTATAAGCATCCGCAACTAATTTTAGATACTCATCCCAAGATTTTAATTTTAGGGCCTCACGTAGTTGTTTTTTAATATTAAGCTGCATACCATATAAATATACGAAACTTTCATATTGGTTATTTTCCAGTGGAAAATTAAATAGACCTTATCTTCCCAATACAAAAGTATTAACTTTTTTGCAGAAATGCAAATTTTATGAATAATAACCAGTATAAACTTCATTGGTCAAACCATAATCTATTAACACTATTGACTCCGAGCCTTCTCGTTTAACCAAACCATAACTACTTAACCTACCCAAATCACCAACTGGTATTTTGTAACTACCTATATAATTAAACATATCATAAATAAATTCATTTTCCCACATATCATCATAAGCATCGGGTTTGTTGGGTCTAAAGGTTCTTGATGGTTTTATATCGGTATAGTAGTGATAATTAAGTGCTGCCACATAGTCTTCGTATGTATAACCAATTATTTGTTTGAAATTATTTTTAGAAACCTTACGTGCCAATTCCATCTCAATCCACAAATTATCATCATTATAATCAAAAACCCTAGCAAGAATAGAGTTTAAATCACTATAATTTGCGTAAGTAGCCTCAACTTCATTTTGGGCCAACCCTTTTGCATTTTTGGCTAATTTTAATACCTTGGTTCCATCTATCGCATAAACTATTCTAGATGAACCAGATGATATCCTTTTAAGTTTAGACTCACAATAAGATATACGGTTCTTAAATGAATTTAATTTTTTGAATTCCTCCATATTGAATGAAGACGGGTAATCTTCACCTAAATAATCTTCAATTATTTATACGTTAACTCAGACATTAACGATTCAGAAAGTTGTTTTTTAATATTAAGCTTCATATAATATAAATATACGGAACTTTCATATTGGTTATTATTTAGAGCGGAAAATTGAGTACTCGAAACTCACGCATTAAAACACGCACACTCCTTAGCAGGGAGGTCTGGTACCCTGACCAGTTAATCTTCCATTATTAGTGGTTCCACTGAGATTCGAACTCAGATTATCTCTTTAGAAGAGAGATGTGTTAATCCCTTACACTATAGAACCATGTGGTCTCAGAGGGATTCGAACCCTCAATCGCTTCCTTCGCAAGGAAGTACCCTATCCAGTTGGGCCATGAGACCAAGTGGGAGCGTTAATTGGTCGATGTATATTAACCCCCACGCTCCCGAAGGGGTATCACCATTTCCACGGGGATTGCGACTCTTTCCGTTTTAATTGACCCTTAGTGAACAAGCCATGGGATTCGAACCCATATCTACCTCCATTACCGCACTCTAGTTTCGAAGACTAGGGGGATACGCTTGCATCATTAGTTGTAATAAATGGAATTGAACCACTGACCTTCCCCTTATAACGAGGCTGAGCTACCACTACTCCATATTACAAATCATAGCCAATTACGTAATTGAACCATGACTTCATATAACCTTCACAGTTATACTAGTTGCATGGAACGGAGCCGAGCCGTCTTACTCTGCCTTATGAGAGCTGAGCCTTTTCCAATAAGCCATGCAATATCAATTTATTTACCTCTACCATCACCATCTAAGAACACTAGCTTGACAGCTTCACCATTACCAATACAAGCAAAGGTTTCATATTCACCATCCTTAACACCATCTGGATTCCAACCCTTAATCGTAGGCCAAAATTCATAACCATATTCATTGCATAAGGCATCTACCTTATCTAGGAATTCAGTCATCTTTTCACTTGGTTTGTTATCCATGGTATTAGATTTTATTTGCTTACCCAACTGGATTCGAACCAGTGACTTTCGACTTAACAGGACGACACTCTAAACCGCTGAGTTATGGGTAAATTTTGCTCGGATGGGGAATTTCGAAATCCCGACATTTCGCTTAAGAATCAGTTTATTTAAAACTGACAACAGGCGAACGCTCTGCCTCTGAGCTACATCCGATTATTTTATTAGTGGGCCTAGAGGGATTCGAACCCCCATGTGACCGATTACGGTTTCAACTCGTTATGAGCGAGAGCCGATATAAGCCCAAAAATTTATTATGCTTTCCACGCATAATAATGACTAGTTTCACGTATTTACTTGTCATAACGTAGCACTCTCGGCAAGCGAAATACAATAATTTACCATGGATGAAGGCTGCTGTATTTGCACCTACCATTAGTTGCGGTTGGCTACCGAATCGAGCATTTTAAAGCTGCCCCATCTATCACTTATATTGTTCTATTTAAATAGAAAATAGCATTTTGTAAATTTTCAACACTTTCTTTAAAGAAACCTAAACCTCGATTACATTTATCACATAATAACCCTCTCACTTTACCTGTTTTATGGGAATGGTCCACACAATCTTCAACTTCATTAAACGAAACACCACATATACCACATTTATTATTTTGTTGATTGAAAAGTTCAAAATAATCATACGAATTTAATCCATATTTGTATTTTTTTTGATATAAAATATTAGTGATTTTTATATCTCTTACATCTATTTGTCTTGATTTCTTGTAACAATCAACTGTACAGTATAAACCACCGCCTTGTTTTATTTTTGATACCAAAGCATTGAATTCGGCACTACAATGTTTACATGTTTTTTTGATACATTTCCCTCTTCCCACTACTTTTATTTTGTTGTGACGGTGGGACTCGAACCCACGTTGCATTTTCATGCCCACGTTATCAGCGTGGTGACTATACCATTCATCCACGTCACAATGTTGTTACTTGCTGAAGTGGTTGGAGTTGAACCAACACTCGGCCCCATGGTTGGCACCTGTACTACTTATACTACACCCCAAAAATTTACTTCCATTTTGTTTTTCGGTTATACTTCCAACTTCTATACGCTCTGACTTGATATTTCAAAATCGTCTTGGTTGGGTTTTTATAACCTCGCTTAAGTCTAGGAAAGAATATTAAACCTTCATCCCAGTAAGAAGGATATATGATGTTTAATAGTATCTTATTATACTCGTTGCTTGTTTTTGCTTTGTTCAGTTTAGCTCTGTTTCTATTCTTGCTCATCGCTTTGGCGACCTATTGTTTAATTAGGTACCTAAAGCATATCGTTAGATTTTTTCATAGTTTTAATCTTAGCTATCGTAGATGGATTCGAACCACTTTTTCCAATAGGAAACCTATTTAACCGAGGTATAGCTATATCACAACGGTTTGCTACGATAATATGTTTTTATAACCGCAAAACCACTCCCAAGACTTAACTTCTTGAGCATCCCATCTGGGAGATTAAGACACATGTCTTAATAGTGGTTAAACGAATCTGGTGTGTATGACGAGAATTGAACTCGTATAACCCTTTCGGGTTCCTTGTTTCACAGACAAGTCTGGCAAACTAATATCCAGCTCATACACCATATGCAATTGTACCACAAAGGTACTAATAATTTTTAAATTAAACAAATTTTCACCGCATTTTTTGCGGTGAATATTTTAAGATTCACCGCATGTTATAAATGGTACAAAAAAGTCTAGGGCGGAAGGTAGAGGAATCGAACCCCCAACGGCTCCTCACCGTTGGCACAGATTTCAAGTCTGATTGCCCCCATGGGCGCTACCTTCCATAGTATTACGTATGGGATTCGAACCCATGGACCCACATCAAGATGGGTCACCTATCTCCACGATAGACTGCTTTAAGCCTCCCAGCCAACGTAATAGCGTACCCGTAGGGAGTCGAACCCTCATCCAATCGTAAGACTCTGTTAAGAACTGGGTTGGAGCCAGCTGGTCGCTCCAATGAGCGAGTACGTATAGCACGAGTAGTAGGGGTTGAACCCACATCAAAGCTTTTGGAGAGCCGTATGCTACCATTGCACCATACCCGTGTAATAACCAATATTTCAAATAACTACATAAATCAGAACCTTTCCATGTTCTTTGATGAACTTAAGTTCACCTCTGTATCCAGCTTCCAACGCTTTCAATCTATAGACTTCATAAATCTCATCAAAGTTTTTGGTTAAGTCTTTTTGTTTTACTATACCAAGCTTCTTAAATCTTTCTTCAGTCATAACTTTTCATTAAATAAAAAAACCCGAATCAAATTGCTCTGAATCGGGTTGTATCTTTATGTTATTTTCTTTAATTCTAAAAATCATCGAAGAAACTAACAGACATAGCCGACTCAAGCGAAAGACTATTACGTCTCCACATGCTAATCGAATTTATATGTATATTAATGTTTCTCATTGTTTTTAATTTTTTTGGAATTTCTTCCGTTTCTAATAAATATGCTCTTATTGCTAAAAGTATTACAAAGGTACTACTAATTTTTGATATTGTCAAGTCTTTTTGTAATTATTTTTAAAATTAGTTGTATTTTGTTTAAATTAATAATAGTTATCGTCACTTGGTATTTCTGTTTGCGCTAACTTTATTGCTTTGATAAATAGTTGTAATTGCGCTCTATTTAATTCCTTAACAATACTCTCATCCGATAACTTGTAGGAATCATTGGTAATCTTTACAAAAAAATCACCATCACCATCAGGATGTTCAAAACGAACAAGTATGTTGGGATTATTGATGGACGATTTTATAATATTAACCATAGTATTAGGTTTTAAAGTGCTAGCTAGTTTTTCGAATAAAACCTTAATTTCTGGATTACTTATATGACTACTAAAAGCCTCTCCTTGGTCAATATATTTAGCCTTCTCTAAATCACCAGCTTGAAATACTTTATCAAACGATTTATTCATCGCCCTTTGCTTCAACTCTGGACTCAACTCATTTAAGTTTTCCTTATCTGCTTCTTCAGATGACATACAATATGCTTCATCTAATCTTTTTATTTTGTTAAAATTTTTTGCAAATGACTCAATGATAGCTTTTTCTCTATCCGCTAATAAAGCTTTTCTTTTGGTTTCTGTAAGGAATTCTTTCTTTTCCATGATATTACTTTGTATATAAATATCTAGGTTTATATAAAGACTATAAAAGTTTTTTAAAGTTATCCGTTTCAATCTTTTGAATTGCTTTACCAACCTCAGGACCTGGCTTTAGATTCATCATGTCCATTACCTCTGGCCCACTTACGGTAAGTCTAAACCTATTAAACGCATCTACCAACTTAGTATCGATGCCTTCCTTACTTGTAAAGGCTTTGATTTGCTCTGGCGTTACACCAGCATGTTGTTCAGCTCTTTTTAATACAACCGCATTATCAATACCTAAGCTAAGCATAGCAACCAAAAAGGAAATGGCTTTTACTTCTTCTGAAGTGTACTTTAGGTTATTTAGAGTCTTTCTAAGCGCATCTATGCTATTACCCTTAAGTAGTCTTGCCAATAGAACGATGTAGTCGCTATCGTCACTAAAAGCGCTTCTATCGACATTTAACCCCCTAAATACCCAATCAAATAATCCATACTTATCAATCATTTGAAGAAAAGCCTTTTGTGACTTGGCTGAACTAATACCCTTGATGAATTCATCACGAATACGTTCACCAGAAATACCCTCAAGACTAGCATCTTTTTGGAGTGCTGCATCAATTGATGGTTCTAATTGACTACCAAATCTACCAGCAAATCTAATGCTACGTAAAATTCTAAGCCTATCCTCTCCAAATCTATCTTCAGCAGCACCCACGGTTCTTATAACACCATTCCTTAGGTCTTCAATTCCACCAACAAGGTCAACAACTTCACCCTTGTCTATATCATAAAATAAAGCGTTGATTGTCAAGTCTCTGCGAGATACATCACCCTCGATGTTGGTAAATGATACTGAATCTGGTCTCCTTCCGTCACCTTCCTTAGAATCTAACCTGTAGGTAGCAATCTCGTATTCACCTTGGTCGGTAAATACGTTAATAACACCAAATGCTTTACCAGTGGCTATGGTTCTAAGACCAGCCGCTTTCATCATTTCTTCAACCTTATCTGGAACTGCATCAGTAGCCAAGTCAAAATCCTTAGGTGCCTTGCCTAACAAAGAATCTCTAACGGCCCCACCAACAACCATAATCTCGTAATTATTTTCCTTAAAGATATTTGCTATGGCTTTAATATCGTCAGGTATATTCATAGCGAACTTGATACGTTCTTCACGAATCAATCCCTCTCTTAATATTTGTTTAATCTCGTTTTTCATAGTGTAAAGGTACTAAATTAATTCTTTATTTCCAAATGCTTGGTGTATGTTATTTTCTTCATCCCATCAAGTCTCTCGTTAATCCTATCCATGATGATTAACCTATCGGCATCACTTGGTATATAATCATTTAATAGATTACTGGGTATTCCATTCCAAGCGTTACTAAAGTCGGTTACCTTAAAGCCACGCTTAAGGCATTCTGAATATAGTTCTTGATATCTATTAAATAAGTATAGTTGTTTATCGTAAAAAAACTTAACGTGACCAGTACCTAGCGTAAATTTTTTTGGTTGACCAATTAGGTTATATCTACCAGATATGATACAATTAGGAATACGCTTGATTTCTCTAGCCTCAGCTAATAGGTGTTGGTCACATAACGTGGTAACTGGAATGCCAGCGTTTATCCTTGTCATAATTATTAACTATTGGTGAAATACAAAGGTAGTTAATTTTTTTGATAGAACCTAATTAGGACTAAAATAATTAATGATGAATAAAAAAGGCCCCGAAGGGCCAATTTATCGAACTTCCGAGTACCATAATTACGGAAAGCCTCTGGTACTCTGACCAGTAATGCTGTTTTAACAGATGGTTACACCATTCGATACTGTTGAGGTTGGAGGAGGAGTTAAACCTCCCTGATAATCTATGCAAGATTATACCTATTCGCTCAGACATCCAACCATACTACAAAGGTACGAAACCTTTTTGACATTTCCAAATTATTTTTCCATTATTACAATCACGGGTGTAGCCTTACCCAATGAACTACCACCACCATAATCATGACCAGGCACCCATCCTTGAGATACCATAAAGACTACTCGGTAGTCTTTAGCGTAGTAGATATTCATTTCAGTAATTAAGCTTTTTAGGTCTGACTTAACGATAACAACTTGGCTAGTGGAGCGCTCAGATAACTTAGACACACCTATAGTGGCGGAAATCGATATAAATGCTACCAATAGCATCGTGAGTATTATGTTTGATGATTTCATTTGTTTTGATTTATATTTGTTTTTGCCTCTATTCTAGATTGGTGGAGATAATCTATTGCCAATTTAATTCCTCTAATTTCAGCATTATGGTCGTCAACATCCTCTTGTGTATAAAAGTGACTTCTATTTGCTTTGTGTTCTCCAAGCAACTTATACAATTTTTTTATTGCTTTACTATATCTATCCTTGGATGTTGGCTCTGCGTTCATAGTTGTGCTTTTGATTATTATACAACAAAGGTAGTAAAGCTTTTTGACATGTCCAAATCATTCTTCAGAAACTCCTAATATTTTTTTGATTTCTTGTGTAGATAAACCAGTAGTATAATTGCATGGTTCATAATCAACTACATGCAATGCTTTACCATCAAATTTCATTGATACCAAATATGGCTGTTGCCAATCACCACCACACCAAAGCTTTAGACCATAATCATCCAATTCAATTATCTCATAGTTTTCGAAATCTAATACTTCCCCATCAATTTTAAACCAACCCTCAACCAATGCCAACCAATCATAGATATATACTTCATTATCTTCATCTAAAAACTGTCTAGTGTGATTAATAAAACCACCAGTAAAATTAGGTTTTTTAGTTTCTTCATGCTTCGTGTTGAATAGTATTCGACCAAATCTGATAGTCCTCTCTCTAAATTGCTCATAGGTACCGTTATTATCAATAATGACATGAGCACATGATTTATCAATATTAAAGGAATCTGGACTTTCTAATGCTAAACGCTCAGAAGCGTCAACCCAAATTATCAAATCAAATAAACCCTGCCTAAGACATTCTTCTATCTCATCTCTATCTCGCATACCAACATAGCAATCAGATTGCTCTAATATACCCTTAGCTAACCTAGCCCTATCATCCTTGTTATACTCACATATTGCGGTATACCACTCTGGTCTTCTATTCATTCGGTCCTCAAAGCATTCCTCTGGGGAATTATAACCATACTTTTCTTTTAGGGTATCGTATAGAAAGATTTCAGCGGCAGCTTGTGATGATGATTTAAAGGTTAAACCATATACTTCGTTAAGTATTTCCGCAAAACTATCTTTTCCATGACGAGCCGCCCCCAATACCAGGAGTTTAATTGATGTTGTTACTGCTTTCATATTTCTTTAGTTTTCATTATAAAGAGAAAAACCCCACATTCCTGTGAGGCTTTTCTAAACAGAATGGATTTTGGTTGTGTTTTTCAGAATACAAGTTTTTTATTTGCTGTAACCATTCTTTGTGGGGGTAGATGGACTTGAACCACCATTTTTCTCAAGACGAGAACGTACTACTATTATACTATACCCCCAATTTGTTGACCTAATAACTTGAACTAATTCATAGGTTATTAGGAACCTTTTGAATCGAAGGAAGGATTCGAACCCCCGACCTCTAGGTTATGAGCCTAGCAAGCTACCTCTGCTCTACTTCGCAATTTGTACGGAAAGCTGGACTTGAACCAACATCAAGGCCCCCATGGGCCACGTTCTAACTTAAACTATTCCCGTAAATAAAATATTTCGCATATGATAACCATATCAAGGTTACTAGGTTTTGTTTATGGAGACTCGCTAAAGCCCTACCATCCCTACAATCAGACCATAAACTGATTCGAAGTTGATTCCACATACGAAATTAGTACAAGAGAATGGATTTGAACCATTAGTCCCCAGCTTACCGCTGGTGCTTTAAATTTAAGCTACACTCGTATTTACAGGTGGGATGATTGCTCATTATTTTTGACTTTACCTGTGTAAGCCAGCCCATGGTAGTGGAGAAGGGGTTCTCACCCCTCCTCACTCCTGATTTTAAGTTTATACCCTACCTTTAACCCAACCTTCATTAACGAAGGTTTCAAGGTCTTCTTTTTTAATCTTTTTGTTACTACCATCCTTGGTTATCCAACATGTACCGTATTGGCTATTTGTTTCACCAGTTCCAGTACCTTTTGATGACTCACTCATTTTTATTTTTGTTTCATCGGAATGTTTTTTACCAAAGAAACAACCATTTTCAAATCCAGATTTTATTTGCCCTTGTTTAACTTTAACTATAAAGTCATTCATAAGGTCAGAATCATTTTTTAATTTTGACCAAAAAATTTTAGAAATAACACTTAAAAAATTATCACCGTGTTTTTCTTTTAATTTTTTATCGCAAGCTAATCTTCCATTTTTAACACCATATGTTAAAAAATTTTCTTTATGTTTTTCATTTGAAAAACCGCCTTCTCCACCACCTTTTAAATTCATACAGTTATTATCTATAATCATTTCTGGTGTAATAGCTTTCTTCTCAGCCTCAATTAATAACTCTCTAGTCTCAAAGAACTTGATGATTTCTTTTTTGTGATTATTAATACCATACTTACGTATACTTCTTCTTAATCTATTTCCACTACCCATATAACCATCTTCTAGATTATTTGTGGAGTGCATTCCTATATACCACCTACCTGTGATTAAACAAGTTGTTTTATATAAGTAATGAATGTCTGCTTTTTTCCTTGCCATATATCTATTTTACAATAAATATACGACAAAGTACAAAAAAGTCAAGAGTAGCGCCTGTAGGAATCGAACCTACTATCTCTAGGTTATGAGCCTAGCGAGTTACCATTTCTCTGAAGCGCAATATGTGACGGTGAGAGGGTATGAGCCTCTATATACCCCAAGATAGGATATGACTTACTTAATCGACACCATCATTAAACTCCCAAGATGACTGTTCGAGTTTATTGTTAAGTCCTCGTAGACTTAGCCATATTTTATTACACGATTACCACCGTGGGTGTTTACTTTATACGGAACCAAACCGTAGTGATTTTTTGTAATACTATTTAAGTCCTAAGGCTTAAATTAATACTCAGAGATTCACAACTCTTGTCTGTATAGTTTTTTGTTCGTTTGCTGAACTCACCTTTTTGGTTTAAGTAATACAAAGATACTAACTATTTTTGTATTTGTCAAGTAAATTTCAAATTATTTTTCAATTATTTTTATTTCACCAACATTTAAGCTAAAATTAACACTTAATGGCTCGATAATTACAAATATATCTTGTACCTTATTAAGCATATGTACTACGTTTATTACTTCGTAATACTGCTTGTTATGGAACAAATACTCATTACTTCTTGGTAGAATAGAAATATTTACATTTCGTTCTATGACTTCCCATTTACTATTAATTAACGTTATCGTATACTTGGATTTAAACATACCCAATTATAGGGTATAATTTTATAAAATCAAGTATTTATTACTATAACATTAAACTAAAATTCAAAGAACATGCAAACAACTAACGGATGCGGATGTGGTAAGCCAAAAACAACAACTGTTACTAGACCTATCACACCACCAACACCAGCCCCAAGGCCGAGTAAGTAATCGTAATTAAATACCCAAATAAAGCGTTTTTTATTTGGGTTTTTATTTCCCATCCGATAGGTTAATCTTTGGATAAGAATCAATTACGACAAGGTACAAAAGTCTTTATTTCCAAATAAGTTTTCTTTTTATTTTACCTATTGTTTCTTGACGAACATTATATAACTTAGCAATCTTGCCCTGCGATAACTCATTTTTATCTAATAACTTTTTTATTTCAATAACATCGTTATTAGTTAATTTTGAATTATTAACCAACTCACCTTTTATCTCAGTGAATCTTCCCTTAACCCAACCTTCATTTAGGTATATACCTAAATCATCTTTTTTTATCTTTTTATTTAATCCTTCCTTGGTTACCCAACAAGTACCATATTGTGAATTATCTTCGCTAGTTCCAGCACCTTTTGATGACTCAGACATTTTTATCTTAGATTCATCAGAATGCTTCTTACCTAACCAACTATAGTCAATAGGTTTAATCTTACCTTCAGCCATTCCTTTTTTAGTGTTTTCACTACTTTTAATTGATTTAGCCTCTCTAAAGGCTTTATCAGTAGCTAATTTTTCTTTAAAGGCTTTGTTACCAGCTCTTGAACATTTCATCATGTGTTCGTCAGACCAAAAACCACCACCGTAACCACCTTCTTTTAGGTTCATACAGTTTCTATCACTTATCATTTCTGGTGTAATAGCCTTAATCTCGGCTTCAATCAATAATTCTCGATTATCAAAGAACTCTAATATTTCTTTAGCATGGTTATCTTTACCGTGATATCTAATTGAAAATCTTAATCTCTTCCCACTACCCATATAACCGTCTTCTAGATTACTGGTAGAGTGCATTCCTATATAATATCTACCTGTAATTAAACAAGTTGTTTTATATAAGTAATGTATGTTTGCTTTTTCTTTTATCATATGTATAAATATACGATAAAAAATAAAAAAGTCAAATGTGGAGCAAAAGGGAATCGAACCCTTGTCTTGAGCACTCTTCAAAAACATTCTACATGTTTAGAATAGAGTTTTCTAACTCTTCAAAATATTTCGATTTTTAATGATTTTCGACCAAAATCAAATGGACTACCATTATGTTATGGGACATACCATAATGAAGTGGGATACCACTATTAGCGTGTATTAGGCTACAGCAAGCTCTCCTGCGAAACTGCAAGCAGCCACGTCAAGGAAATTTTCGGAAACGATAAAATCGTTGTCAATTCAATTGTTCAATAGAGTTATTAAAGTGCTTCCAATTTAGCACTACATGCCTGTCAATTACGACTATACCCAATCAATACCTGTATTGCCCCATAAATTAAAGAACTATTAATAAATAGCGTAGTAATTAAAAAACGCCTTTATTATTTATCTGTTACAAAGGTACGACATTATTTCTAACTATGCAAGTCTTTTTCATTTTATTTTCATCTTTTTATAAAACTTTTCTTCAACCAACCCATCTTGATAGTATCTAACTAATCGATAAATATATAAACCACCAGACACGAACTCAAGTTCGTTGTTACCAATATATTGACCTAACATGTTGTATATGAGTGTATCTACGTGTAATAATATTGGTTCTTTTTTAATGGAATCAAGTCCATTAACTAGGCAACCTAAGGTATCTACTTGAATCTCAAAATTAAAATAGTTGGTATAGTTAAATGGGCAACTTAATGATGTTAATTTAAAGGCTATTTCTATATTGGTATTCTGGTTTATACCCTTATATGTTAATACACCATCATCTATGGTCAAATTAAGCTCATTAGGGCCATAGTATTCAATTAAAGCTGAATCTGGGATACCAAGTATCAATATCAAGATACTATCGCTTAAACAGCTTGAAAATGACTCAGTTTGTAGATATATATCTGGTATTGAATCCTCATCACAGGGATATGGTATAATAGCGATATCCCTTAAGCCTGTTGATATAAGAATATCATTACGATATTCATCTATAATGAACGTTAATATATTAGCTTGATTTTCAGCGATAAAACTAAAACCATTACCCATAAATTGATAATCTCGATAATTAACTGGATTAGAAATATTTAATCCATTACTAAAGGGTATAATAATATTATATAATCCTTCTGTTGTAAATGTCGGTGTAATTACTATGCTATCATTATCACTAGTCCTAAAGTTAAAAATAGTTGGATTATCTGGACAAATATAAATTATTGGTAAATCATACCATAATGGGCTATCATTAATAGAACCCTTTGTATTATCTAAAAGTATTTCAGTATTAAAACCCACTTGTGAGGGTCTTGTACCATAATCTAAGTTATTAAAATCATACCTACCACTTGTATTGTATTTAATTAACCATTTTCCACGAGGAAAGATAAATTCTTTTTTAAATGTATATTCAAGTATTGAAATTACATCTTGACTTGGATTTAAACAACCATCGCAATTATTTGAGATATCCCTAATTGATGGTGAATCAATAACACCTTGGAACAACTGTATTAATATATCATTTTTTAATAATGAATCGTAGTTATAAACATTAAATCCGACTGAAACAAGTGAGCTATCACACTCAAGATAAACCCTAATTGTTATTTCATAAGTTGTATCGTTTACGTATTTATAACCAATATCAGCAGTTATTAGATGATTGGCATTTGATTCAATAGGTATCGTTAACCCTATTATGAAGAGTGTTATGATAAACACCAAATGTTTGACTATATCTATAAACATAATGCCAGACTATATAAATAAATATATGTCTGGCATTAATTAAATTAATAATATAAATTATTTAATATTATCTAACCTATTGATAACATCCTTAGAATACCATTCAGTCTCAAACTTAGTTGGGTCCGTTAAGTATTTAGTTAGCATATAGATTAGTTTATCTGGAGTTTCAATTGCAATACGTTGACAACCAACCCTAACAAGGAACCCAGAACTAATTGGCTCTATTTCTATAGGGCGCAGAGGTTTAGCTCTATTATCTGGATACCCTTCTCCATCTACAGATTCATCTACAATTTCGTCTGGTGACTCATACTGTCTAGTATTATTTGGTACATCATTTCTAACAGAAACTGACCTAAGTACTTCACTGGGATTAATACCTCTTTCGTCCATTATTTTAATTTTTGTTTTTTCTTAGTTATTATATTATCAATAATACCATAGGCTTTTGCTTCTTCGGCATTCATCCATAAATCACGTGTTGCATCTAGCTTTACTTGTTCAGGTTCTTTATCGCAATAACTACCAAGCATATCAAATAATATATTATTATATTTTTCACTTTCGGCCATTGAAACCCTTATATCTTGAATATTACCAGACGCACCTGAAGATACTTGGTGCAACATAACCTTACTATATCTAAGACTATAACGTTTACCCTTGGTTCCAGCACCTAACAAGATACTACCCATACTAGCAGCCATACCAGTATTGATTGTAACGATATCTGAAGCAACGTAATCCATTACGTCCACGATTGATAGGCCAGACTTTACCGAACCGCCTGGAGAATCAATATGCATTGTAACATCTTTATTTTCTAAATTATCCAAGAACATTAATTGTGCTTGGACAACGGTACTCATTCTATCATTTACTGGTCCAGCCAACCAAATAATACGGTCCATCATCATCCTATCGAATACAGACATTAGAGTTGCCCTAACTTCTCTTTCTTCCAAGACCATTGGAGTTATAGAATTAAAAACTTGGGGTTTATTATAAAGTTCATTTTGCAATTGTTCCCAATAATGCATCTGTAAACTACTAATACCCATATGTTTTATGGCATATTCTGTAAATTCTTCGTAAAAGTTAAAATTCATATTATTTATTTTCCTCTATGTTAATGTTTTGCTTCACGTCATACCTATTAAGGGTATATCTTGTTAACGTTCCCAATTTATCATCGGCTTCTGATAACATAGTTAATGCTTCATCAGCATTTTTGTAAAAGTCACCAGTTGAATGGTCACCAATTCCAACTGAATGATGTGATAATAAATGTAATGTTAATAAAGCCTTGCTTCGTTGAGCTTCTAATTGTGTCCTCAACATTTCAATTAATAGTTCTTTCATCGTATATTAGTTTTCAATTTTTGTTATAAAGATTGGCGTAAATTCACCATGCCAACCACCTACGATATTAAAGTAATAGAATTCCCAAGCTTCCTCGTCAGTCATGCCGTCACGATTAACCATAATAGATATAATCTTCTCAACATCATACGCAACAACAGGGCCTAAGTTGATTCGCTCTGCCATACCGATGATTGCATCATCGAACCCATCACATAATAAGGCTTCTGGGTTTATTTCAGCTATTTCTTCTCCTATCATAACTTAAATTATATGTTCGGCTTCAACAGCATCTGATTCTTCTTGTTGGTAAAGAGCCTCAACTGATAATCTTAATACGTTAACGGCATCAATACCAAACCTCTGAACAACACCAGAGTGTTCAATAACATCTGGCTTAACGATGCTTAATTTCTCTTTCTCTAGGTCGTAATTAACATACGCTAATGCTTGGTGTGCAACAATTTCTTTTTGCTCAGGTGTTAATTGGTCAAAGATTGTTTCATTTATTGTTATGATTACATCATCACCAGTTCTATGTTTATGTATTGGATTTGCCAATACTGGATGATATAGTTTCTTAGCGGTGTTATCCGCAAGAATAATAACCGTTATACCGTTTTGTCTTAGTAAGGTTGTGTCAATTACACGATTAAAGATTTGTAAGGTGTCTTCAAAGGGTTCTACGAATGTTCTTCTAGCCATTTTGTTTTTTTTTTATGGTTTCTATTATTTTATACCACAAAGATACTATTTAAATCAATAGACCACAAGTATTTTAGAATTTTATTCTAGATTTTTTAATCGCTCAATTAATGACCGTTCTTCATCGCTAATTTCTTTAGGAACTTGAAGGTCTATGGTGATAATTAAGTCACCACGCTTTGAGCTACGCAATGGTATCATACCCTTACCTACTACCTTAAAATTGGTCCCAACGTTACTATACTCTGGTATATTAACTCTAATCTTAGCACCATCGATGGTTGTTATATCTACCTTATCACCCAAGACCAATTGTGGATATTTCAACTTAACATTCATTCTCAAATCGTTACCATTCCTAGTAAATGTCTTATGTTGTTGTTCTTTGACACCAATGATTAAATCACCAGCTATTCCACCCCTAACTGAGTTACCTAACCCAGACATAACGAAAGCCATACCATCTAATATACCTGTTGGTATTTCAACATTAACGGTTTCTTCAACACCAACAACACCAGAACCATGACAACCACCACATGCATCCTTATATGTTGAACCTATTCCTTCACAATCATGACAAACGACAATAGTTTCATACATACCAATAATCGTTTGAATTGATTGACGAAGTGAACCACGACCATGACAAGTATTACAAGTTGACTTACCAGTACCACCAAGACCAGTGCAAACATTACAATTAATTTTCCTATGGTATTTTTCTTGTTTGGTTACACCAATATAGGCTTCTTCTAATGTTATGGTAACCAATAGACGTATGTTTTCACCAGTTCTTTGTGGTTGTCTATAAAAACCACCCATATTTCTTGCCCCATCATGACCAAATTGGTCATAGACTTGTTTCTTTTCTGAATTAGATAAGGTTTCATATGCTTCGGAAGCTTCTTTAAACATACCCTCAGCACTAGCATCATCTGGGTTCTTATCAGGGTGATACTTTAGCGCCAGCTTTCTATAAGCTTTCTTTATTTCATCAGCTGAAGCATCTTTATTGATACCTAATACCTCATAATAATCTTTCTTAGCCATAATTAATGTTTATTTTACCACAAAGGTAAGTATATTTTATTAGAAAACCAAATTTAAATGGAGTACAGGGTGATTTTAGTAAGTAATGGTGTTTATAAAAAAACACTACATAGGTGTAAGACTAGAGAAACTGCATTTATTAACTTTAATCGGATAAAATCTCAAAATAAGGTATTATATCCGCAAAAATTCATCAATACCAATGGCATTATACCAGTTAAGTATGAAATATTCATCACCAAGCCAACAGAAGAAGGTGATACCTTCAGAATGCTACGAGATGATTATGGTAGGTTATATACCGAGAAACCGATTGGTGATTGGACCATACTACACTCACAACCATTTGATATTGAGGAGACATTCTGGATATATGGGTATAACCCTAAGAAGGTTAGACCAAATATAAGTGAAATCGTTAAACGACTAATGATTGGTGCTCATTCAACTAAGATGGTTAAACAAGTAATCGTTGTTCATAATAAATTAATCATTTATAATGAAGACCAGTTTGATATGGTAATATGTAAGAACCTATTGGATGCTCAGCGATTACACCATACGCTGGCTAAGATTGTTAATAAGCAAAAGATTAAGAGCTTATTATTCATGGGTACCGCAAGCAAAGCCACTATCGGTATTCTCTATGATTTGATTCATGAAAAGACAAAATGGCCTTATACCAAGATACGAAGACGTACAACAAGACCTTAATATATATGGGCTGATTTACCAACTGATAATGCTAATGTTATCTTGGCTATCGAATCATCTTTCATTGAAAGATATCCAAAATGGACCTTGTTAGTTTTACAATCACTAATTGACCATTTTTCTATAACAACACCTGTTGGGTCAAGCAGTTCTAATATTATATCCATGGGTTTATTGACCTCAATCATTTTATAGATTGCACTTGATGCCGATGGACCTATAGGGTCGTTAAATACTAACACCAAATCATCATAGACACGTTTGGTCCAGAGTGTTTTACCAAAGATACTATATCTCTTGATTTGATAGCTAGGTCTAGAAGCAGACGCTAACCACCATTGTTGTATGCCATACTCACTTGGAAAAGTAATTAACCAACGGTTATTTCTTTTAGGTTCGTAAAATAAAGGCATTTTTTCTAATGCTGTAGCCATTATATGTATAGGTTTTCCAGTCTTTTGATAATGATACCTATCTTGGCATTATTTTCATCAATTATTTTTTGTATTTGTGGTGGTATATTCAATACGTATTGGCTTCTAAGCCTAGAGTTAGCTAATTGTAGTGCATCACTTTCACGTAGATATTGGTCGTATAGTCTACCTTTTTCTTGGTTTGTCATAACTAGTTTGGATAATTTAATATTGTTATTTCTTGAGTTAACATATCTTCAGTTATAACTCTTATATTTGGGTTAGCTAAAGCCTCATTATACTCATCACTACCAACTAGTAAACATTGCATTTTCATTTCAGTATAGCTTGATGGTATAATATATAAACTATCAAAACCATTAGTTACTTTAGGACCTTCTTCTAATTTTACTTCTTCAATGGTTAACACCATATTTGATGATTTTAACTTTTCGAACATTGGGTCATGGTGTGAAACTAATATTTCGTCAAGACGTACTGTATCATCAACTACAACTTCCATACTATTCAACTTAAACGTATTATCTTTAACTTTACTAAAATATGCAAGTTCTTGTAGTAATAATAACATCTTTGGATGAACTCTTAACTGATTATCACCACCTCTAAATATTTTACTATATATTCGATTTGATGCTTGGTTTATACGAGTCAACAATGTTTGGTTCCAGTATTCTTGTGTGTATGGGTTATTATGAATTCTATCATCCTTCCAACCTAAATAATCCCACTTTATTTGTTCTTCCATATATTAAATTAATCGCATTGGCAGTTCCCGTTAGGGTTATTACCACATTCACATGGCTTTGGTTCACTGGTTGGCTCTTCGACCACTTCAGTCTCAATTGAGAAGCTTTTCTTGATATCCTCTACCAGTCTATTGATTTCGGCCATATCTGTTTCAGCCACTTGAACTGGATTAATACACTCAACTCGCTCAGTGCCAGTTGTTGGTAGGAAAAACGCTAAAGCGTTAGCATTCTTAACTAAAAGCATTTGATTAATTGAATCAGCGAATGGTTTAATTATTTCTGGATTACGCATCAACTCTGAGTCCAGGTAAAAAACGATTATTAAAGGATAATTATTTTGCATTTTGTATTTGTTTATCTTGTATTTTAATCTCTGTTATTATATCCTCAATATTGATTGAGGGTCTATTATCATTAATGAAAAATTTAACCAATAATTCATTAACACGTTCTTTTTTAGCCACCTCACCAATTTCAGTATAGGCTGATACACAAATATCATTTAATATTACACTTATTAAGTATTCAGAGATTGTTTTATTTTTAAATAATTTACTCTTAAATACATCAATTTCTTTTATTATTATTTTTCCCATACTTAAATTTACAGTAAAATTTTATAATAGTCAAGTCTAAAAATAATAAAGGGGCGATTTGCCCCTTCATCATTTTTAAAAACAACTAAAATTATACTCTAACAGCTTGATACCTTTCGCTATCAACGACTGTCATCATCATACTATATGGTGACATTTCTTTTCCAGCTAATAGGCTGGTAAGGATTGACGGAGAAAACCCTGAAATCAACATATTATTTATTATTTTTTTTAAATATACTACTTTTATACTACTTTTCTAAAATATTATGATAATTATATTAAAGAAGAATTATGAGTAAAAATAAATTACCAACAGAAGAAACTAAAATAAAACTTAGTATCACATTATCTAGGGAATTAAATAATAAACTAGATAATCTTTCAGGAAATAAATCAAAATTAATAGAGTCAATTTTATTAAAATATATCAACAAATGGAAAAATTAACATACATATATACTCTATCAGACCCTATTACTGACGTAGTAAAATATATTGGTAAAACAACTAACCCTAAAGATAGATTAAGATGTCATATTAAAGATGCTAAGACTAATAGACGCAATAATTTATCGTGTAATTGGATTAAATCATTATTAAAAAATAATTTAGAGCCTAAAATGGATATTATAGACGAAATATATGGTCCGTGGGAGTGGTTAGAAATATATTGGATAGCACAATTTAAAACATGGGGTTTTACTCTTAAAAATATTACTGAAGGTGGTGATTATAACCCCATGTCAAACCCATTATCTAGACAAAAATTATCTGAAAAACTCAAAGGGGTTCCTAAAAGCCAAGAACATAAAGATAAAGTATCTAAGGCTAAACTAGGTGTTCATGTCCATTCTGAAGAACAAAAGAAAAAATATAGTGAAGAAAATAGTGGTAATAAAAATTCAATGTATGGTAAAAAACATAATATTGAAAGTTTAAAAAAAATGAAACAACCAGTACTACAATATACTTTAGATGGTGATTTTATTAAAGAATGGGGGTCAGCTGTGGATATAGAACGTGAAAATCATGGTATGTTAGCTAAAAGTATCAACAGATGTGCAAAAGGTAGTAGAGAAACTGCTTATGGTTTTAAATGGGTGTATAAAAATTTAAAAGGAAGAGGTTGACCTCTTCCTTTTAATTATACTGTAATCTCTGCGTACCTATCTGAGTCGATTACCGACATCATCATACCGTATGGTGTCATTTCTTTACCAGCCAACAAGTTGTTTAATATATTAACTGAGAAACCACTAATCAATGCAGTCCCATATGTATCAAAATGTACTGGCTTATTGCTATCATTCCTAGAATGAAGGTTCCAATAAACTAATTTTGGCATTTCATATCCAGCCTTAGCGTATAAGGCCTCAACCATATCTTGGGCTGTCCAACCACGAACA